AGATGTTGCAGTTGGAATTAAATTACCATTCTCTAAAGAGAAAGGTTTATTTGATTTATCATATTCAACTGAAGAACAGGCAATATCTAATTTAAAGAATCTATTATTGACTAGAAAAGGTGAAAGAGTATTTCAACCAACATTCGGTTCTCAGATTTATGCATTATTATTTGAACCAATATCTTTGAATTTAAAACAAAATATGGAAGAAGGTATATTGGCTGATGTTAATTTCTGGTTACCTTACATAATTATAGATAAGGTTAACGTTACTCCTGATGAAGATAGAAATAGTGTATCTGTATCTTTAAATTTTAGAGTAACAGAACAAGGTGCTAACGAAGAAATAATATTATATGTAGATTCAGCTGGGTCTGCAACTATAGAATAGGAACTTATGGCAAAAGCAAACAAATCAGATTTAATCCAAAAGGATGTTAAACTTATTGGAAAGGATTTCGGAGAGTTAAGAAAAAACTTAATTGATTTTTCTAAAACTTATTTCCCAAATACTTTTAATGATTTTAACGAATCCTCACCTGGTATGATGTTTATAGAAATGGCATCGTATGTTGGTGATGTACTATCTTTCTATACAGATACCCAATTGAGAGAATCTCTCTTAACTAATGCTGAGGAAAAGGCAAACCTTTTTAATCTAGCAGCAGTACATGGTTACAAACCAAAAAACATTTGTCCTGCATCTGTGGAATTGGATTTGTTCCAAGTATTACCAGCAAAAGGAAGTGGTGTTGATGTACGACCTGATTATGATTATGCATTAAAAATTGCAAGTGGGATGCAAGTTGGTTCTGATTCTAATTCTGATGTTGAATTCTCAACTCACATGTCTGTTGATTTTGCAGTATCATCATCCTTTAACCCAACAGATGTATCAGTTTACCAAATTGATGAAACTACAAACGAACCAATTTTTTATCTGTTAAAGAAAAAAGTAAAAGCATCAAGTGGTAGAGTAAAGAAAGCTCAATTTGTATTTGGTTCACCTAAAATATATGATAAGATAAAAATTACAGATGAGAAAATCATAAAGATAAAATCAATCAAAGATGATGATAACGATTCTTGGACAGAAGTTCCTTACTTAGCACAAGATACTGTATTTGAACAAATAGAAAACAATGAAGATAACTCTACATCATTACAACCATATAGTGGGGAAACTCCATTCTTATTAGAATTACAAAGAGTACCTAAAAGATTTATAACATCGTTTGAATCAGAAAAGGAATTAGTAATTCAGTTTGGTGCAGGTATATCATCAAATGCCGATGAGGAAATAATTCCTAATCCTGATAACGTAGGCTCAGCCTTATATCAGAATACAGGAAGATTAGACCAAGGGATTGACCCATCTAACTTTCTATATACCAAAACATATGGAGTAGCTCCACAAAACACAACATTAGATGTTGAGTACTTAATTGGTAATGGTGTTGTTGATAATGTTCCTGCAAAAGATTTGATTAATGTTAATAGTAGAGTATTCGAAAACGATAATACTATAAATCTAAATCAAACTACTTTAAGATTTATTCAAAACTCATTAGCAGTTACAAATCCAGAACCAGCAGTTGGTGGTAGAAGTAAAGAAACTGATGATGAGATTCGTAATAATGCAATGGCCTACTTCGCAGCTCAGAATAGAACTGTAAGTAGAGAAGATTATATTATGAGATGTTACGCATTACCACCACAATTTGGTTCAGTCGCTAAAGCTTATTTAGTACAAGATTACCAAATAGAAACAAAAGGAAATGGAAGTTTCTCACCTCACGCTATATTACCAGGAGACCCAATACCAAAGATAGTTGAGACGGAATCACCAAATCCATTAGCTCTTAACTTATACACATTAGGTTATGATAAGGATAAAAATGTAACAGAATTAAATCCAGCAACAAAAAATAACTTAAAAAACTATTTATCATACTATAGAATCTTAACAGATGCTGTTAATATTAAAGATGCGTATATTGTAAACATTGCAATTAATTTTGATATCGTAGTATTACCTGATTACAATTCTAATGAAGTTCTTCTTAGATGTATAAAGGCATTAAAAGATTATTTTGCTATTGATAATTGGAAGATTAACCAACCAATTAATGTATCACAAGTATATGTTTTAATAGATAAAGTAGATGGAGTTCAAACAGTTCCAAGACCTAATTCCGATGGTGAAGGTGGTTTACAGATTAGTAATAAGTTTAACGGAAACTATTCAGAAAATAAATATGATTTAAGTGTAGCCACTAGGCTAGGTGTTATATATCCACCTAAAGACCCATCTATATTTGAAGTTAAGTATCCTAACGTTGATATAAGAGGTAAGGTTGTAACTCAATCTTTCTAAGGAGAATAATATGATTTATAGAATATACGGACAAAAAGATACTACAATATACGAACAAAATTTTCGTAACGACCAGAATGCAGGTAAAGATGAAATATTAGAAATTACCAAATTCTATGATGAAGATACGCAATCTAATTGGATAGGTAATAGTAGAGTATTAACTCAGTTTAATTTATTACCAATATCTCAATCGATTGTAAGTGGTGATATTAGTAAGAATATAAAGTACAAATTAAACTTAACCGCTGTTCAAGAAAACGAAGTACAATCTGAATTTGATTTAGATATATTTCCAGTATCTCAAAGTTGGTCTGAAGGGCTTGGTAAATTTAATTATACACCTACTACAAAAGATGGGTGTAGTTGGAAATATAAATCAGGTACTCAAACATGGAATGCTGATTCTGCAAGTGTATTTAATGGACAAGTACTTGTATTAGAACCAGAAGAAGGGTTAGTGTTATCTCAAACATTTACAAACGGAACAGGTTCTACTTTCTTAACAGAATCAATTAATGATATAAACGGTAACTCACCATTTATGTTTGTTGAAAACGAAAGATTAATTATTTCAGCATCTAACTTTTCAGGAACAACATTAATATTTCCACTACAGTTAGAAGCCAGTACAAACTATGGAGTTCAGTTTCAGATAGACCCCAAAGATTATACAGATGTACAGTTTAGAATTGAGAACCCAGCAGGTGCTATTCAGAATGAAGATAACTATACAGATATGGTTGGTAATATTACAACTGCATCTACTCAATCATTTGACTTAACATCTGTAAACGCAGGTGAATATAAATTAAGATTTACATTCTTTGATAACGATGGAAAATCTGGCTCAACAACAGGAACATTTGATGAAGTATTCGTTACAGAAAAAGCAGGTAACACTTTAGTAAGAGAAACATTCTCAGTTAACGAAGGAAAATTCACACAAAGAAATGTTATTAAAAACACAAATGGTATCCTGCCATCTCAGAAAGTTGAAAATTCAAAATTAGTTTTCAAAGCAGATAACATCGGTGGTGCTGATGCTGAGTATAAACGTTACTTATCGGCGGATTTACAATATACACTTACTAATGAGCTATCATTGGGAACATTCCCATCGTTTGGTTTTACTGTATATAATCCAAAAGATTTAAAAATGACACCATCACAAATCACTGGATTACAAAATGAGTACACTGCATCAGTAACTCAATCTATAACATTTACTCCACCACAGAGTGGTAACTATAGATTTGCTTATACTTACTTTGCAAGTGGTAGTAGTGGTGCAACAGGTTCTATTGATAATTTTAAAATAGCATTTTCTGGTTCCAAAGTACTATCAGATGTTTCTGAAGCATCATATTTTAAAAATGTTGGTGGTGGTACTTGGTACACATCATCTTTAAACAACACATCAGTATCTCAAAGATTTAACAAATATACAACAGATTTAAATGTAGATGTTACTGAATATGTAAACGATTGGATAAGTGGTTCTAGACCTAATAATGGATTTATAATTAAAAGACCAGTTTCACAAGAAAGTGGTTCTGTTAGATATGGTTCTGTAAAATTCTTTTCTAACGAAACACATACAGTATATGTTCCTACATTAGAAGTTAGATGGGATGATTCATCATTTAATACAGGTTCATTATCAGAACTAACAGGAGATGATATTGTAATTTATCCAAAGAATTTATTATCAGAATATAAAGAAAGTTCTAAGGCTCGTATTAGAATCGTAGGTAGAGAGAGATACCCACAAAGAAGTTTTGCGGATTCAAGTCCATATAACACTATTAAATATCTCCCACAGAATACTTATTATCAAGTAAGAGATGCAGAAACAAATTTAATAATAGTTCCTTATGATACAACATATACAAAAGTAAGTTGTGATTCTACAGGAAACTATTTTGATTTTTGGTTTAACACCTTACAACCTGAAAGATTCTACAATATGGAATTCAGAGTTGATAGAAGCGGAAATCAACAATACTTTGGTGGGAACGTATTTAAAGTGGTAAGATAATGGCAACTAAAAAAGTAGCAGATTTAAGAAAATTACAATCAAAGTTGAGGGCTAGAAGTGCTCAGCTAGAAATTCCACGTAAAATAGGTTTTTCTAAAGAAGAGAAACAAATTGTTAAGAAACCTAACGTTAGAGAAATAACTAGAAACTTACGAGAACAGATTGTATCTTATACACTTCCACAACCAAAACCAGCAGAAAACACAAGTGATAAAACTACTTCTTTAACTTATGGTGCAGTATCACTACCCGCTACCCGAAATAAATTTAATGGAGTAGAGTTTTTCAGAACATTAGATACTGATATAGAAACCTATACAAGAAAAATAGATAAGGTTAATATAAAAACAATAAAAGAAAATTCATTAGGATTTCCAGATAGAGATGGCCTAACAGAAGAGATAGAAGAAAATCGTTTAAATTTTTCTGGTGAAATGATAAGAGTTGGTTCAGGACCAACAAGTTATTTCTATATTGAGGATGGTAAGTTCTATACAATGAATGGTGGTCTGTTTAGTTTACTTGCAGAAAAATTAGGAAAACCACTTGGTATGAGAATCAATGATGATTATGATTATACAGGTGAATATAAACCAGCTGGTTTTTCAATGTTGGATTTTGGTCAAAACCAATATTCAATATATAACAAAGAAACTTATTCAAGAAATTCTATTGCATATGTAGAATCAAATGAATATGCTGGAGACCTTACTAAACAAATGATTTTAGGGCCCGCCACAGATGAGGTAGTATTCTTAACTTGGCAGACGGGTATGGAAGAGTTGGATAAACTATCACACATAAGAGTATCAGGAGTAGATTCCACTCCAGTCACTTATCAACATTATATTAATTCTAGAGCTCTACAAAGAAATAGTATTACAAGTACAGATAATGATTTACAAGTTACCGTTACTTTAGGTCTAAGTGATGATAAAGATACTCGGTTTGAGTTCTTTTTATATTATACCGATGGAACAAAGAAACAGATTAGAGAAGTTCCAACAGCTGCTTTTACTTCACCAGGTGTACTGGCGGAAAAGAAAGCAGTTGCTATAACAACATATAAAATTCCAAAAGAAGATATTACCACAAAGGTAGAGGTGAATGGTAAGATTGTTAAAAAAACTTTGTATAAAATAGAGATTAAATATTTCGATGGATATGCTCCGTTTGGTAACAAAGGTAAAGATGGTGAGTTGAGGTGGGAAAGTTTTACAAGAACAACCACAAAAACAATCAAACGAGCTGCGAGAGATAAGCGTGGAATATTAAGTAAATTCAGAGGTAAACGTAGAGGTTTACTTGGACGATTATTTGGGAGAAGATAAGTTATGGGATTTTTCAAAAAAATAGGAAGAGGTATCAGTAAAGGTATCAAGAAGATAGGTAAGGGAGCATCAAAGGCCCTTAACTCAACTGTTGGTAAGATAGCTACAACTGCAATACAATTTATTCCTTTTGTTGGGCCCGTAACTAAACTTATCGGTGCAGCCGTATCAATAGGACAAAAAGGAGTTAAATTTTCGGATTTAAAGAATAAAGCAACTGGTGGTGGTGAAACCTCTTCAACAACAACTCGGGTATTAGATGCAGGTGAGGGTGCAAGATTATGGAAGTTTCATGTCGGACAAGATAAATGGAATGAAATAAAAGGTACACCCATCAATATAAAGGTTGAGGATATAGATTATGAATGGAATGGTAGTTTTTATGGATTCCCAGCAGTTATAGAAGAAGAAACTGCAGCTGAAGGTATTAGTAGAGATGATGTTCAGATATCATATGAAATGTTAGATGGAAATTTATATGCATCAACAAAGGATAAGGATTACAGAGGGAATAAAAATAGAGCTCATGGATTGTACTTAGCTGCAAGAGAAGTATTTGGGAGTGAGAATAACGTTATTAATGGAGATGGTGGAACATCTAAATCAAAAAAGTGGAAGAACGAAATTAAAAAAATAGAGAGTGGTGAAGATGAAAAGGCTTTACTTTCTATAGTAGACCAAACTGTTGATGATATTATGGGTGGTGGTACTGGGTATTTAGATTACAATTTAAAAAATCTAAATAAACTAAACAAGAAAACCCGACTAAGTAGATTTAAATTTGGTAGTTCTTTTCAAAATAAAGATAATCCAAGAAAAGCTTTAGAAGAATTAAGTTCTGAAAATAGTGGTAAAATTTATCTTCGATATGATGATTTAATAGCAAATATGTTAACAATGCATAACAGAAAAGAATTTATACAAACCACAAAATCAAAAGTTAATGAAGTTGTATTAAAGGCATGGAGAAATGAACCAAGTGGTAAAAGAAGTACAAATACGGCATTTAAGGATAGAACTCCACAAGAATGGAAACAACATATTGATAAACAAATACCAGGAAGTGGAATAAACAAAAGATTCGGTAGTAATGCATTTGGAAAAGGTTTATTTGGTAAAATGGCGTTCCATAATTTAGAATGGATTGATGCGATGAGATTACTAAATCACACTGCAAGAGCAGAACGTAAAAGAGCTAACGGTAATATAAGTGCATCTTCGGCAAGAACCATTGGTACAAGTGGATATGGTAGAAGAAAAGCAAGAGAACGAGCAACTAAAGGGTAGATATGAGTTTAGAAATATACAAAAAAGCAAGTGAAATACTCACATCTAAGGAAGTAATTGATGCGCCACAGATTTATGAGGATGTGGATATAGATAGAATTACAGTAACATCTCATACCACACTTCCATTTGAAATGGAAGGATTTTCTGTAAGTAATGATGAGTACCAACGTTCTAAAATGGATTACCATATTTACTCTGGTGAAAATTTATTAGTATCCAAACTTAATATGCCATTTAAAAGAGATGCATTAGATACATCTACGGATACATTAAATGATTATAAAATAGATGTTTTTCCTGAAAAAGATATTAGAACCGCAACTAATCTCACTAAAGGTACGTTTACAATAGTATATAATTTCTTAACTCAATATACAGATAATTTAAGAATAGAAAACATATCTGCAGATAGAACGGAATTACAATTAACATTTGATACACAAAAAAATTCTAACATATCAACAGAAGAAGGTTTACTTGAAATATTTACACTTTCTAATTTTACTGAAGATGGTAAAATAGATAAAACAAAGGCAGGTGAATTAGACCAGTATGTTTTAGATTTTGGTAATAATGAACTTGCTCCAATTATAAATTTTGATTTTAGTTTAAATAAAAGAATAGGTAGACAAATTCAAAACATTGATTTTCCAGTGGATATCTTCCAACCAGATAAAGATATAAACCCCATAGATGAACTTGGTAACCAAACTGGTTTTAGGACCAGATTCTACCCTATGAAAAACTCAGATGGGTTCTTTGTTGAAGTTTATATTGAAGATACTTTTGAAATGATATCACCAGCAGATGTAGAAAATTCTGAAGATGCTTTACCTATAGATTTTGAATCAGCCGAATCAATGGTAGTATTGGAAAGTGAAGTACTAATTTCTGAAAAAGAAATTCTGGATGAAAACGGCAATCCTACAGGTGAAGTAGAACAAGTTGCAGATTACGATGCATCAGAAACTAAACCTGATGGTAAATTATCAAAAAAACAATCTAGATTTAAAGATAGAATTGAACCTACTGGGCCTTTAAGAGTTCCAATTAAACAAACTTATAAAACAACAGGTAGAGCTGCAAAATTTATTCCAATTATAGAAGAAACTGATGATGGTACTATCTACAGATACAAACAGACAGAGGAAGATTATCAAGAAGAGGGAACAAATGAAGTTAAAACAAGACCTCTATACTATATCTATACTGAAGTAGATAGCGAAAACTCATCTCCAGTTAAACCAAATTTAGATTTCTTTGATATTTTAAATGGCCAACCAACTAATTCAAAAGTTGAAGTTTTTAATCCAGAATTTGATTTTACTGGAAACTCTATAAAAACAGTTACAGTAAAATTGTATAGACCATTAAGAGGGGATTTACAAACACAGCCTGCAACAATAAATAAAATATTTAGAGATTCATATATTGAGAAAATTTTATTATACCCATATAATAAAAGAAAAACACAAAATAATTTCTCAGAACCAAACTTTAAAATTGATATGGGTACTTACGGTAAATCCGTAGGAACTGATTTAAAAAGTTGGAATGATTTATTAGATACCAACCTATCAACATCACAACAGATTATTGATAAGTACATTAGTGCTTCATTTGAAGAACATATAAATGTAAACTACTCCGATTTTTCTGAGTTTGTACATTATTCATCTGCAGTTGAAAGAGTAAATAATTTTAAATACAAATTAGAATTGGTAGAGGGGTATGATGATAGAATCAAAACCCTAAGACAAGTTAGTGGTTCGGAAGCATTAACAAATATATCACAATCAATTGTAAGAAAAAATAATGTAGTTAGTGGTATGGATGGTTTTGAAAGATATATGTACACAGAACCATCAAGTTCATTGTACTCACATTATAGTTCATCGATATATACATTCCAACCCTGGCCAAAAGTTAAAACACAACCACCACAATTGGTTTCAGTAACATCATCAGATTCAATACACTATTACAATAATCTAATAGAATCTGCAAGTTACTTCGATGCTATGAATGATGGAAGGTTAACAAAAACAATTCCAGCTTCAATTGTTGAGGACCCGCTGAATTTAGATTATGTACTATTCATAGATATGATAGGACATCATTTTGATATTACATGGGCTTATATTAAAAAATTAACTTCTATAAATGCAAGAGAAGAACACCCATTTGATGGTATGCCAAACGACCTTCTTTATGATGTTGCAAAATCTATGGGTTGGAAACTAACACATGGTAAAGATAGAGCAGAACTTTGGAGTTATGCATTGGGTACAGATAAGTTTGGTAATCCAATTCAATCTGGTTCATTAGCCTCTAAACCAATTGAACAATATACACATGAGATTTGGAGAAGAATTGTAAACAATATCCCATATCTTCTAAAAACAAAAGGTTCGGCTAGAGCAGTTAAAGCATTAATATCTACATATGGTATTCCACAAACATTCTTATCAATCAGAGAATACGGTGGGCCTGTTATCAAACAAGAAAGACAATTTTGGGAGCACGATAGATTTGTGTATCACCAAAGATTTGATACAGATAATCATATGGAAATTCCATTTGATAAGGTAAACGATATAGACCCAATTACTTATTTAAATAGAGACCCAAATCCAATTGATACTATTGAACTTCAGGTTCAACAGAATATGAATAGAGATACTGCTATCTTTAATAAAGATGAAAACTTTGCAGTAAGATACGAAACTTTATCAAATTCAAAATCTAATGCGAGAGGTAATATACATTTTTATCTAAGTGGTAGTAGTGGATATAAATCCGCATCTATTAGTAATGTTCCATTATTTGATTCTACAATGTCTACACTTATAGTTCAAAGACAAAAATCTGTTGATGATATTACAAAAAATAATGAGTATCGATTAATGTATCGTAGACATCGTAGAGATAATATTATTTTATCTAAATCTGCAAGTATCTTTATTACAGGTTCAACCGAACCATCTTACAACGCCGCTTGGACTGGTAGTGGTACATTATCAGTAGGTAAAACATTACCATCTGTATATCCTGGTAGTGCGTTGTATATGAGTGGTTCTATACAAGAATTAAGATATTGGGCTCAACCACTAAAAGATATTGTTATTGATGAACATACATTATCAAGAGAATCATATCATGGTAATTCACCAACCTCATCTTATTTTGATTTGAAGTTTAGATTTTTACCTGATTCAAGATTAAATAATGTTCAATCAATTGATTCTCAACCATCACAACATCCAAACCAAAAAATATCAACGGTATTAGATGGGAGAATATTATCTGCATCTCTATATAACTTTGAACCAGATGATTTAAGAGGTGTAACAGATGAGTATAATACAAAAGTACCATCTGCAGGTGCAAACAACATTATGAATAATAAGGTTAGGGTAGAACCTAATCGATTAAAAGGTATGTTAGATGTTGACCAAAGAAAAGAAACATCTAAGTATGATTCAGCACCAAACGATTCAAATCAATTAGGTGTATATCTATCTGCTACAAAAATGTATAATGAGGATATATACAACCATACAGGTTTCTTCGATGTAGATGATTATATTGGTGACCCAGACCAAAGAGAAGGATTCACCGAACAAAATGAACAATTAGATTATCTAAGAAGGCAGGTATTTAAAAAGTATAGTACTAAGAACTTAATCAATAGTACTATCGATATTTTAGCAAGATATGATTTCTCTGTATTCGAACAGATTAGACAAACCATACCAGCTAGGGTAGATTACAATTCAGGTATTATAATTGAACCACATATTTTAGAAAGACCTAAAGTTAAATCTAAGGCTAAAGTTATTAAAACAGAACCGTTCTACAAAACTGTAATTAAACAGATTGATAAAGAACCTCAAATGTTTATACTTCCATTAGAAGCTTCAATGAGTGCATCACCAGTACCAACGATGACATATCCAACATATGAAACTGAGATAAGTGGTGGGGCTGCTCCTAATATTACAATGTTCACAACTCCGTTATCAATGTCATTAGGTTCGATTGCACCTACTCCAATTATGACATACCCAACGTATGATAATTTTAAAAGTTTGAACATACCAAGAATGACAGCTAGTTTTGATGCTAAATATTTAACGTATAAAACTCAGTTATTCATAACATCATCCAAAGGCCCAACAGGAGATTTTATATTACATAATGCTCAGATATTCCTAACATCATCTACAGGACCAACTGCGGAATACAAAGATTATAATACTAGATTATTTTTAACTCAATCAAAACTTGAGGCAGATTATAAAGATTACAATACCGAATTGGATATATTAGATAATCAAACGGTAGTTGGTGATTTCAAAGATTACACTACAATAATTGATACAGAACGAAGTATGTCATCAAACTATGATTCTATGCATGAAGCTTCACTTAATACACCTGATTCCGTAGATGGTGTTTATTATTTATTCGATGCACCTTTAAAAGTATCACATTCAATATCAGTCACTAAAAAAGATTTAGAGGATAAAGGTTTACTTACGGCTAAAATACCATATAAACCATCACAATATAAATTTACAATCTTAATCCCATCTGCATCTGGTGATGTAGGATTTGGGTTAGGGTGGATTACAGGTTCTAATGGTAGTTGGAATTACAATCCTATTGGATTGAGTATCGTAAACCAAAGAGGTGCGAGATACGCAAGAAGTACAAACTATTTCTATAGTTCTTCATTATCAGCATCTATGGGATTATCGTACTCATCATCTTTATCTCCATCACAGGTACAAACCGATGATTTACCATTAGCTGTATTTAACCTAAGACACTTAGGATGTAAGATGACATCGGATTCGTTAACAACTAATTCAGATGATACTCCTGATGGATTACCTGTAATTGAAGTATTTCAGGCAGACCCTAATGTATTAATCAACACATCC